TTGGAGCTCCTGGGCCAGTTGGAGCTACTGGGCCAGTTGGAGCTACTGGGCCAGTTGGAGCTACTGGTGCTAGTGGCATTGATAATGTAATATTAACAAATGACCAAGGAACTACTATTAATATCTGTGCGCCTGTTTATACGAAAGCTACAGATACAATAGCTCTAGCTCAAGCAGATGCAGTTGGAACTACAGTAGTTATTGGATTAGTAGCTGATATAAATATTGCCAACGGTGCTGATGGTAATATTATGATCGGTGGTGTCTTTACAGCGACTACAGCACAATGGGATGCTGTCACCGGTGATATTGGTGGATTAAATTCAGGAAGTAGATATTATTTAAGCGCTGGCGCAGCTGGATTATTAACAACTGTGGCTCCAACAACAGTGGGACAATTTGTAGAACCAATTGGATATGCGCTCAATACCACACAACTTAAAATTTCTATCGAACCTTATATAAAGTTATAATATGGCAGATAAAAAACCACTTGTTATCACAAACGGTGTAATAGAACAATTACAATCAGTAGATAGTTTATCTGCTGGTAATAATACGATTGTTGATGTAGCAGCCCCAGTTAATGGGACTGATGCTGTAAATTTAGATTTTTTAACTGCTGCTATTGCAGAAATAGTGTATACTGCTAACGCCGCAACAGTGATTACCGGTGATGATGTTACAGGTGATGTTACTGATACTCAAATATTGTCTGATGGAAATTATCTTCATGTTGGTGAAGTAGGTGGTTCTCCAGGCTATGAGATAACTTTTGATTTTATTAATGTAACATCATTTAATAGAATCTGGTTCCATTATAAATATACTCATACACTACCAGCACATACAGTTCAAATCAGATTTTGGAACTATAATACGTCGACATTTGATGTTATAACCTCGATGGCAAGTGTGTATGAAGGTGGTTATCAATTCGTTGATTTTGTTGTAAATGACACAAATTATATTGATGGTTCTGGAAATGCGCTAGTAAGTATTTATCATATTAGTAGTGGCAATGACTCGCATGAACTTTTTATTGACTATATTGCATTAGCAAAAGCAGGATTGGGCTCATCCAATGAACATGGCGCACTATTCGGATTAGCTGATGACGATCATACTCAATATATTTTAGTAGATGGGAGTAGGTTTATATCGGGTGGTGGAGAAAATCAATTATTAACACAAGGAGCCAATGCTGAAGCGGTATGGGAAGCAAATCTAACGTTCAACGGTACATTGTTAATCTCGCCACAGTATGGTAGTACTGGAAGTATTTATTTTATCCCTGGAGGTACTGGTGGTATACAGATTGGTGTTACTGGAGATGCTCGTGGTACATATGCACTAGATTTACAATCACAAAGAGCTAATTCTAATGAAGTAGCATCTGGTAGTTATTCAACTATCCTTAGCGGTTATGGTAATAAAGCGACAGCAGCATACTCTACTGTAGCAAGTGGTTGGAATAATGTTAGTGCCGCTATTGCAGCTACGGTTTGTGGAGGAAGAAATAATACAGTCAATTCGGAATATTCTATAATATCTGGTGGAATAAGTAACACTATAGTTGCTGGAGCTACTTACTGTTCAATTGTTGGAGGAAATTCAAATAGTATTTCAGGTGCTTCATATTTAACTATCTGTGGTGGTTCAGGTAATTCTATTTCAGGGTCATCTGTAGGTAGTGGAATAGTAAGTGGGACTAATAATTCAATAACAAACTCTGCTTCATCATTTATTTGTGGTGGAGCTAATAATATTATACCTACTGGATGCGGAAATTATAATTTTATAGGCGGTGGAAGAGAGAATGAATTAGAAGCCGCCACAACTTATAATAATTATAATACAATAGGCGGTGGTTACGACAATATAATTAAAGGATGGGGAACAACTATAGCTGGCGGTGTAAAGAATAAGGTGTCATCTGCCGCAGGTGTTATATACTCAGGAATAGGTGGTGGATATTTAAATACTATTTATAGTGATTATGGAACAATATCAGGTGGTAGATCAAATAGTATCGCTGGATTATATACTACGATATGTGGCGGGTATTTAAATACAGTGTCTACAGGATGCGGAGACTATAATTTTATAGGCGGTGGATATTCTAATGATTTACTTGCGGGGTCTACTAATAATGGTAACAATACCTTGGTAGGTGGTTATAATAATTCCATCCAAGGTCAATCTTGTTGCATTGTTGGCGGAAGTTTAAACACTATTACTCTAGCCGTAGGTGCTCAATATAGCGTGATTTTTGGAGGCACTGCTAATACGATTACTTCAGCAAATACTATTATTTGTGGGGGCAATACAAATACGGGGGCTAATGAATATAGTTTTATTGGCGGTGGTCAAAATAATATTGCTAACGGTTCATATAGTGCATTGGTCTGCGGTACTAATAATATTTCAAGTGGATCATATAGTGGTATTTTAAGTGGAAATAGTGGTGTAGCCAGTAGATATGGACAACAAACTCAAGCAGCTGGAAAATTTGCGACAAATGGAGATGCTCAAACAAGTACTTTAGTTTTGAGAAATAATACAGATGATGATACACAAACAGAATTATTTTTGGATGGTAGTTCAGAACGCCTAATAATTCCAATAAATACAGCTTGGTATATGACTGTAAAATGTGCGGCTCGCCAAACTAACGATGATTATACAGTTTCAGGTTGGCATATAGAAGCTTTAATCAAACGAGATACTGCCAATATGTCTATTTTGAACCAAAATACTACTTATGCTTTTATTAATGATTTTGGCTGGGATTTTGGTATTTTAGAGGATACAACCAATCAATCGGTGAAGTTTGTCGCAACAGGTAGGGCTAATGAATCTATTAAATGGGTTGCTAAAGTTGAATTAGTAGAGGTTACTGGATGAGATTTCATGTCGTGGCATTACCTCATACGCAGACTAACAAGAATCATAGTGCCTGTGCTTTCACCATGAAAATCCTTCATTTTTGTCAAATGATGACTAGTTTAGGTCACGAAGTTTTTCATTATGGTGCAGAAGGTAGCGAAGTTAATTGCACACACATCCAAATTATATCTAATAAGGAGCAAGAAAGTTTCTTTGGACCATATAATCCAGAATCACTTTATGATGTTGATTGGAGTGGTGTAGCTTCTTACTGGAATTTGATAAATATACGGGCAGCTACTGAAATTAATAAACGAAAACAACCTAAAGATTTTGTGTGTATTATTATGGGCACACTTAATCAACCATTGGCACAAATGGTTGGTAATGATGTAATGGTTGTTGAATATGGTATTGGTTATAACGGGACATTTGCAAAGTATAGAGTATTTGAATCATATGCCCACATGCATAAAATCTGGGGCGCAGAAGGTGGTTTTGATCCCAATGGAAAATTCTACGATTGTGTGATACCTAATTATTTTGATCCAGCTGACTATCCTTTTCAACAAGAAAAGGGGGATTATTTCTTGTATTTAGGTCGATTAATTAAACGAAAAGGTATTCAGATAGCCATTGAAACATGTAATAAATTAGGTGTAAAACTAAAATTAGCTGGTCAGGGGTGCATTAAAGTTGAAGGAAATACTATATATTGTGCAGATGGTGAAGTTTACAGTGGAAATAATTTAGAATATGTAGGCTTTGCTACTGGAACAAAACGAGCTAAATTATATCAAAATGCTAAAGGGGTTTTTATTCCAACAACCTACATAGAGCCTTTTGGGGCCGTTGCTGTAGAGGCTCAGATGGCGGGGACTCCAGTTATTACAACTGACTTTGGGGCCTTTACAGAGACTGTCGAGCATGGTAAAACGGGTTTTCGCTGTCATTCATTGGATCAGTTTGTATGGGCCGCCCAGCATATTGATGAAATTGATCCATTTTATACCCATAAAAGAGCAATAAATAACTATAGTATGGATCGAATTAAGTGGAAGTATCAAGAATATTTTGAAATGTTAGCTGATTTATGGGGTGATGGGTGGTATACAATACATCATAATCGTAGTAATCTTAATTGGTTAAAAAATAGTAATTTTATGCAATTTTAGGGTTATAACGACTGCAATATTTATAGAGGACATAGCACTCGTGCTAAAGGCTTCATAGCGGTATATCGTTTAGTATTTATTGTGGGAGAGACCATGGAAAAAATTAAGAATATAGCAATTTTTCTAGCAGTTGTACTGGGAATTAGTGTCGGTGGTCAAGTTCTTTGGAATAAGTATGCGGTAAAAACTCCAGCAAACTACGATATCACCCCCGGACCTGTTATCAATGCTAAAGCTGAGATTATCGTAGAAGGCGTTAAAACTGTTAAAGTTGGACAATTAGCACGTTTAGAGGTTACAAAATCATCGGGCAAAACTTTTAAATGGACTGCTCTACCCGAAGGAACTGATTTTGAAGTTTATGATGATGGACGGCGTGTAGTTTTTTCATCTGGAACTCCTGGATCATACACATTTATTGTCGCCTGCGCCAATGATAACGATGTGGATGTTAAAGTTGTTATTATAACTGTTGGAGCTGGTGATCCGGCCGGACCAGTAGACCCCGCAAAACCTGTTAATCCTACTACAGGACTAAAGGGTAAGGTTGTTGAATGGACAAAACTTGTCAATTCTCCCAATAAAAAGGCTGAAGCCGCAAAATTATCAGTAAGTTTTGCCACAATTCAAGCGGATATTACAAGCGGTAAACTAGCAACTGCTGAACAAATAATTGCGGCTACAAAGGCTGCAAACCAAGCTACTTTAGGTAATTCAATTGCACTTTGGGTACCTTTCCTTGAGCAGCTTCAAAAAGAAATGCGATCCCAAGCTGAATCAGGATTATTAGTAACATCAGAACAACATGCTCAAGTCTGGGGTGAAATTTCTGCTGGCTTATCAATTGTGTCTAAGTAAGGATTGCAAATATGCTTCTACATACTTTTTTAAAGTGGGTTAGTTTAGGTTTACTCGCTGGATTGTTAGCAGGATTTAATGCAACATCGCCCCCTAGTTTTGCTGACCTCTCTAATCAGGATGAAACTATTGAAGCTGGTTGGATTAATGATCCAGAATCAGTCCGCTACTTTGTTAAAAATAACGAAAATCCTTATTTAAGTCAACTTAATGAGGATATTCGTGGCACGGGTAAGGGTCAGGTTGCCCTTTTATGGCCATTTTTAGAGCAAGTGACTGGTAAACCACTAGTTCCACACGCACAAGAAACTGGTGATTGTGTCAGTCATTCCTTTGGTTTGGGGGTAGACCTACTTACTGCAATTCAAATTGTTAAGCTAAATTCTCCACAACGATGGGTTGCACCGGTAGCGACCGAAGTTATTTATGGTGGTGGTCGTGAAATTGGTCGAAAAGATTACCATAAATACTATGCACAAGGTATGAATGGTATTTTTGCTGCCGAATTTGTAAAAAGATACGGTCCACTATTACGTCAACGTTATTTAGATGTTTGGGATTTTACAGCCTATAGCGGGGACATGGCTCGTAAACTTGGCAGTAAAGATTTGCCTGCGGAGCTAAAACCACTATGCAAAGTACATCCAGTAGGGTGTATAACCTTAGTTCGGAGTTGGGAAGAAGCTCGGGACTGTATTTTTAATGGATACCCAGTAATTTTATCTAGTAGTCAAGGATTTATTACTCGCGGGGGTCGTGATAAAGATGGATTTCTAGCTCCAAGTAATAAGTCCTGGATGCATAGTATGTGTTTAGCTGGGATAGATGATAGCACAGATCGTCCTGGTGGATTAATAATTAATAGCTGGGGATCAACCTGGATTGATGGTCCAAAACGACATAACCAACCTGATGGTTCCTTCTGGGCAGATGCAAGTGTAATTGATCGTATGTGTAAGCAAGGAGATACAATTGCTATATCCTGTTATGCTGGATATCCTCGCCAAGATTACATTTTTTATGCGAGCAAAAATTTTCAGAATTTAAAAAAATCAGCCAAAGTTAAATAATGTTTCTATTATGGCGACGATTTATAGTTTGGTTACGTACATTATTACTCAAACTTATCCGTGAGGAAAAGATTGATTGGGAAAAAGAATTTGTTACTATAACGAATATTTTACGTGAGTTATTAAAGAAACAACTTGATAATCAAACGCCATCTAAACCTATGGAACCGGAAAAACCTAGAATACCAAACTATGATATTATAGGCAATATTAAAAGGCCGCGAAAAAGATTATTAGACTGGTTACGGAAATTATGGTAGCTATCTTTTTTACGTCAAAAGTATGTCCAGCGTGTCAAAAAATGGCACCTGTGATTAAAAAACTTATAGAAGATGGTTATCCGATTAAAATTGTTGATGCTCGAAATGATACACAATTAGCTAGCCAATTTAAAATTGAAGCATTACCAACTTTAGTTATACTAGATGATAAAAAAGAAGTTAAGCGACTAATTGGAGTTGTGTCAGAAACAGAGATACGAACTATTTTAGAAAAAACCTCAGACTACAGAATTTGGTGATACATGCAATTTAAGTTTCTATATCGGAGAGCAGCTAGAGAATCTTTTCGTGATGGCAAATTGACACAGGACCAATATGACCAACTCATGCAGGTTCTTCGCCATCCAATTCGTAATAGATTAAATGGTACGGGGCGAACTGATTTACTTATTGAGGTAGAAAAATATACTTACGAGCAGATGCCTAAAGAAGGTATTAATTGGGAGGCGATTATACAGTGGTTAAAAGATCACTGGTTTGATATTCTCAAACTCCTATTAAGCCTACTTGTATTATTAGAACCTGCTCCAATTGAAAAATAAATTAAAATAATGAGGCTATCAGGCTGAACGCATTATGGCGAATGCCCGCGAGCCTGTAAAAACTAGCCTCCAAAACAATGAATGAACGACGATCTAGTAAAAGAATTTCGAGAGGCAGTTTCCAGTGGATTACGTAGTCGTACATTGACTACTTGTTCTCGCTGGGCCGAGTATCGTCGAATAATGGGGGAACCTTTTCCAGGGCCGTATACATTTAAATATCACCCCTGGTGTCGTGCAATAAGTGATTCTAATGCACCAGTTAATACTGTTATGAAAGCAGCACAAATGGGTGTGACAGAAGTTGCAATTAATCGAGCTTTTTATACTTTAGATGTATTAAAAAAAGATGTTTTATACGTTTTACCAACAAGTATCAATGCTAGTGACTTTAGTAAAGCACGTTTTAGCACCGCATTATTGCACAGTGAGTATCTCAAGTCAATCTTCACGGAAACAAATACGGTAGGATTAAAACAAGCAGGTGGCGTAAATCTTTATATACGTGGTTCACGAGGAGATAGTAATTTAAAATCAATTCCAGTATCTACATTGATTCTGGACGAAGTTGACGAAATGGACCAGAAACAAATCTGGTTAGCTTTAGAACGATTAAGCGGACACGTCGAAAAATGGGTGTGGAGCATATCAACACCTACCATCCCCAAGTATGGAATTCATAAACTTTATTTACAGGGAACACAAGAACACTGGACTTTTCAGTGCCCCCATTGTAGCCGTTGGACAGAATTTATTTGGCCAGATTGCGTAGAAATTCTTGGCGACCATGTAAATGACCCAAGATGTAAAGAATCATATTTAAAGTGTAAAGAGTGTAAACATCCAATTACCCATGCTGACAAACCATTATTCCTAGGAAAAGGTAAGTGGCATCCAACAGTAGATAATGATCCAAATAATCGTAGTTTTTATATTAATCAACTTTATTCTTATACTGTAAGTCCTGGCGACATTGTTGTAGCACACTTTAGAGGAATTGGAGACGAGGCAGCATCAACAGAATTTCATCAATCTAAGTTAGGACTGCCTTATATTGGAGAAGGTGCGCAAGTCAGTGACGAGGATATCGAAGGTTGCTTAAGAAATCATACAAAACAAGATGCAAGACCTACTCAAGGTGGAACTCGTTTAATCACAATGGGAATTGACCAAGGTAAATGGAATCACATTGTCGTTGTCGAGTGGACTGTGAAAGAAATGGGACGAGATATAAATGTGGCAGCAGAAGGCAAATTATTATGGGAAGGAAAATTGCCAGGGGATGAGTTTGATCGACTTGATAATCTTATGCGTGAGTGGCAAGTACTTGGCTGTGTGATAGATGCTGATCCTCAAATTAATGACGCAAGAAGATTTGCAAGAAGATTTCCTGGGTATGTGACTCTTGCACGATATAGAAGTGGACAAAGTGGCAAAGAAATTTCTGTTGCAGAAGATGAACTTGGAACTCCAATCGCTACGGTGGATAGGACATCATGGCTCGATGCCACACTTGGTAGATACAAGACTCAGCGGATTCTATTGCCTCGGGACGTATCAAGAGAGTATCGGGAGCATATAAAATCAGTAGTAAGAACATATGAAAAAGATAGTACAGGCAATCCGAAAGCTAAGTATGTTGAAACAGGACCGGATCACTACACCCATGCACAAAATTATAGTGAAATTGCCTTGCCCTTAGCAGCGGCATATGTTACAAATAGAAATATTGGAGCGTTTCTATAATGGAAACTAAAATTTGTACAAAATGTGGGAAGAAAAAGGCCTTAACTGAATTTTCGATGCGAAAAGAGCGTCGAAAACTTAGAAATGATTGTAGACAATGCCAAAATAAACAGACACGGATAAGTGCAAAGAAACGCCAGGAGGCAAATCCTGAACTTTTTAAACAAACTGTTCGAGAACGATCACTTAAATTTAATTATGGTATAACATTATATGATTATAATAAACTTTTAGTACTCCAAGATGGCAGATGTGCAATCTGTGGAACAACTCAACCGGGGCACTATAAACCTTTCTATATTGACCACGATCATAATACTGATAAGATACGTGGATTATTGTGTCGAAATTGTAATCTTATGCTAGGACATGCACAAGACGATCCTGGTATACTTAAGCAAGCAGCAAGATACTTAGAGACAAATAAATGAGTACAAAACAACTTGTTATAAACATTAGACACCCGAATTACCTTCGAGATATGTCTTACTGGTCTACTTGGCGTGACACGTATGAAGCAGGTGATGACTATACCCAATCATATTTACAAAAATTCAGTACCCGAGAGACTAATGAAGAATTTAATGCTCGCAAATTAATAACACCAGTTCCAGCATTTGCCAAAGCCGCGATAAATGATGTAAGAAATTCAGTCTTTCAACGGATGCGTGATGTTCTTCGTAAAGGTGGTAGTAAGATTTATACCGAGGCTGTAGAAGGTCTACAAGGTGGTGTTGATCTACGTGGCTCAAATATGAATGTTTTTACGGGTTACGAGGTTTTAACTGAACTTTGTATTATGGGAAGGTGTGGAGTTTTTATCGACATGCCTTCATTTTCAGCACAGACCTTAGCCGACACGCAAGGAGCGCGTCCCTATTTATATATGTATCCTGTTGAAGATATTTTATCATGGACTGCCTCAAAACCACACGAAACAACTGATTTTTCAGCTATATTATTACGTGATCGTGGTGTCGATTTTGGAGATATGGATAGCTATAATTTTAAAATACCTGTTCAATTACCCACGGGTTCCTTTGAACGATATAGACTTGTCTATATTAATGAAGATACTGGTCGTGTTAATGTTTTGTTTATGGATTCATCGGGGAACCCTATTGATCCCTATACAAATAAACCGACTTATATGGAACCTATTGAATTAGAATTAACACGTATTCCTTTTGTAATGATAAGCATAGGGGATAGTTTATTAAAAGACGTTTGTAAGCATCAAGCCGCTATATTAAATTTAGGTTCAAGCGATGTTTCCTACGCCTTAAAATCTAATTTTGCTTTTTATACTGAACAACGAGATTTGCGAGCAGTTGGGGACCATTTAAAAGTAGCAAGTAATCCAGATGGTACAGCAACGACAGGCGGGCAGGGCAGCGGTGAGAATAATATTAATGTTGGAGCTACACATGGCCGCGCTTACGATCTACGTGCCGAACGCCCTGCATTTATCAACCCTTCTCCCGAACCTCTTGAAGCATCTATTAAATTACAAGAGAAACTAGAAGATGATATCCGTAAACTAGTTAATTTAGCAGTATCGAATAAGGTTGGTAATGCCCTTGAGCGTGAAAATAAGGATATGGACCCTCAAGGTGTAGAAGCTGGTTTAGCCTTTATTGGTAGTATCTTAGAAAATGCAGAACGAAAGATTTCTGAACATTGGGCTGCTTATGAAGAGCGTCGGATTGAAAATAGACTAATTCCAGTTATTAAATATCCTAATCGCTATAGTTTAAAATCAGATATTAATAGAATTGACGAATCAAAGAAACTATCTGAAATTATGTATTCTGTTCCAGGAAGAACAATTAAACAAGAATTGGCAAAATGTATTGTATCTACGCTTCTGGCTGGAAAAGTTGCCGTGGATGTGCTCGAAAAAATAAACAAAGAGATTGATAGCGCCGAGTATACAACCAGTGATCCTGAAACAATTATTAAAGCAAAAGATGCTGGACTTGTGGGTGAACAAGTTGCATCAATGGCACTTGGATTCAAACCAGATGAATATCTACAAGCACAAGAAGATCACTTAGCTCGTATTGTACGGATTGCCCAGGCTCAGGCAGAGGGTGGTGGGGCGGGTGCTGAAGGTAAAACTACTGGTGAACTTGAAAATCCAGCTGCTAGAGGTCTTCCTGATTTATCAGATAATCCCACAACTGAAACTAAAGAAGAAAAACAGGAAGCAACTGACACAACATTAAAAGATACCACTAAAATTCCTGTGCGAGGTAAGGGTAAAGAATAATGGCAGCATTTTATGGCACACTAGTTAATGCCGGTGATTATTTCCTTACTCGTTTACATACGAGTGCCTGGGATGATGCATCTGTTCTCGACCGTCAAAAAGCATTATATATGGCCACCCGTTATATTGACCGTTTAAACTATAAAGGTGATAAAGCAGCTGTATATAATTTACTACTAGCTAATACAGAAGCAACTGAAGCTGAAATTCGTGTCGCCGAAGCAAGTCAAGAGCTAGAATTTCCACGCGATACGGATACAGTTACTCCTACTGATATTGAAACTGCCTGTTATGAAATTACTTTAGCATTATTAGATGGTGTAGACCCTGATGCTGAACTTGAGAATTTAGGTATTTCGACACATAGTTATGCCGGTGTTAGAACCGCGTATAATAGGGACCAACAACCGATTGAACATCTAATTCACGGTATTCCAAGCGCACTTGCTTGGAGATATTTGAAGCCATTTTTACGTGATGGTCGTGAATATAGAATCACTCGGGCAGATTAATTTACCTTAGCGATGTAGTTAAGGGCTGGTTCCGAGTATTAATTAACTTACCAGCAAGTTACTTGAATACTTAGAATAATGCTGGGAGGAGACATATAATGTCAGAGAAATTTTTAAAGGTAGCGTTGGCTTGTTACGACAATGATGATTTGATGAATGATGATGTTGCAGCCGCAGAAGCCGCAGCCGCAGAAGCCGCTGCCACAGCAGCCGCAGCAGCCGCAGCCGCAGATGCAGCGAAGGCTAAAAAGGACAAGGGTCCCAAAGTATTTACTCAGGATGATGTAAATAAGTTTCTTGCTGAAGATCGACGAAAGCATGTACAAAAGCTTGAACAATTAGAGGGAGCTTATAAGGATGCTTTGGCGAATCAAAATTTAAGTAAGGAACAACGTGAGCAGCTTGAAAGTAAGTTGGAAGACTTACAGAAGACATTCCGATCACGCGAACAGCAATTAGAGCATGATAAAAAGGAATTAGAGGAGAGATATGGCAAGGAAGTTAAAGAGTTAGAGTCGAAGGCAACTACTTGGGAGCAAAAATATAAGCAAACACTTATTGACCGTTCATTACAAGATGCGGCCGTAGTTAATGATGCTTTTAATATTTCCCAGATTGTTTCTTTACTTCGTCCAATGACAGTAATGGTCGAAAAAACCAACGATCAAGGACAAAGTACTGGGGAAGCAGTACCAATGGTTGACTTAACTGATATTGATACAACAAATGGAGAACCTATTATTACCCGTCGAACACCAGAAGCTGCGGTTAAACGTATGAAGGAATTACCGTCCCTCTTCGGTAATTTATTCAAGTCAAACGTAGTTAGTGGTATTGGAGCGGGTACTGCTACTGGCGGCAATGCGTCAGGTTCAGGCACTGTAGACCCGAAAAAGATTTCTGTTCAGGAATACATGAGACTGCGTAAGGAAAACCCAGCGGCCTTAGGTCTAAAGCCTCGTAGTTAAAGTTGGGGTTAATGTAGTTTAATAAATTGTAACTTACCTTTTGGAGGTAGAAAATGAACGAATTGTATTTATTGAAAGTATCTCTCACTTGCTTTGCAAATGATAATGATGCTTTCGTTCCAGAAATGTGGGCAATGGAAGGTCTAGCCGTCCTCGAAGAGAACATGGTTATGGCCGGTTTGGTTCACCGTGATTTCCAGAACGAAGTTGCCAATTATGGCGACGTTGTGAACACCCGACGCCCCGGTACTTTCAGTGCCAAGCGTAAGACCGATGCTGATAGCATTGAGCTTCAGGATGCGTCTGCTGATAATGTTCAGGTTCCATTGAACCAGCATTTTTACATCAGCTTCACAATCAAGGATGGAGAAGCGAGCAAGTCTTTCCAAGATTTACTCCAAATTTATGTTGTTCCAGGTATGCAAGGTATCGCCCGTGGTATTGACCGCGCCATTTGTGGTCAAGTCCATAGTTTTCTTGGCAATGTTGCTGGTAAACTTGGTGGTCTAACCGGAAACAATTCCAAGGATTATTTGCTTGAAGTTCGTGAGACTTTGAACAAGAATTTAGCCTATCCAAACGGTCGCCGACTCGTATTGGCTCCAGCTTCGGAAACTGCCTTACTTAAGACAGACCTCTTCATTGCTGCGGATCAACGTGGCGATGGTGGTGGCGCTCTCCGTGAGGCCATGTTAGGCCGCGTTCTTGGTTTCGACACCTACATGGCACAGAATCAGCCCGGAGTCTATGGTGCTGCATCTGTCGATACCTTCACCAAAAGCGTGGAGAGTGGTGGCTCAGCCGCTGGTGTCAGTACAGTAGTAGTCAACGCAGCTGGTGATACGCCAGTCGTTGGTAGCTTCTGCACACTCCCAGGTGATGATCAACCCCGTTGGTTAGTAACTGGTACTGTCGATGATCTACTCACACTAGACGCACCTTTAAAATATGCTGTTGCAAATCTTGCTGAAGCAGTTGTATATGCTCCATGTAATGTCAACGGTACTGTCAATGCTGGTTACGCCAAGGGTATTACTCTTGATGGTTACACAGCAACAAAACAGCCACAAGTTGGCCAACTTATTGCCTTCGGTGTTACTCCAACAACGCGACATACCTACACGATTATCGACGCCTATGAGAATCCCTCAAACGCTTCGCAGACAATCGTCTGGCTTGATCGCCCACTTGTTTACACAGTAACATCTGGCGATATTGCTTGTCCAGGTCCATTGGGTGCCTATAACCTTGCATTCCATCGGGATGCTTTGGCCCTAGTCACACGTCCATTGGCCCTACCGAACACCGCGATGGGTGTTCGC